AGAAAAATTGTTGTATATAATAAATTCTTTTAATAACTTCGCATAAATTCATTAAATATTTCAAGAATATCTTTGTATTGTTGAAAATATTTGTTAAATTTGTATAATTAAAAAACAAAAAATGGAGACAGAAAAAATCTTATCCCAAATCAAAGCAAAAGTCGGACAAACCGACGTATCTGATCAGTCCATTTCGGACTACATCAAATTGCACCTGTCTGATGATGCAGAGCCAGATGAAGCCTTTTACGACAAAGCTGTTAAGCTTATCAAATCGTTTCAAGGCAACATTTCGAACTTTGCGGCCACTACGGTAAAGAAACAGATAGAGGCAAAAATGAGTGAGCTAAAAAATAGCCAACCGCAACAAGCAGAACCAAAGTCGGAGAACCCGAAAGAAGGAGATGCAGAATTACTGAAACGGCTTGAAGCGCTTGAGCAGGCTTACGAAAGGGAGAGAAAATTAAACATGGTCAATTCTTTACGTAACGAAGTCAAGTCGAAGGCCGACGCTCTTAAGGTGGCTCGTAAATCTTTATGGGATGACATAGTATCTACTATCGACATACCAGAAGATGCAACGGCAGAATCACTTTTAGAGACAGTAAAACCTACTTATGAGGCAAAACTAAGGTCTTACTTGGGAGATGGAGCAGTACCTTATCAAGGTAATCCAAATCCGCCAAAAAATGATGGAGGCAAGTTGGACGAGTTCTTTGCCAAGAAGTTGGGACAGGCTAATGTGCCGAAAAAAGAATAATAAAATTAATTAATTATGAGTACTTACGGAAGAACAGAAAAAGAATTTGGATCTGGTAAGAATATCTGGTTTCAGTCAACACAAGTTTACCCTGTTGGTGGACTGATTGACACTACTGGATATGAAGTTGGGGCTGTTATCCCGGCCGGATCGATGTGTGTACTTGACACAGCGTCAGGTGCATTGAAAATTGTAAAAGCGGCAGATATTGGGGCTGACCCATTAACCCCTGCCACTGATGTAAACGGTTTGCTTTACAACGATGTGATTGTTGGTGAATTTACAACAGGTACTGTGGTTCACACGGGAGTGGTATTTGAGGATATGTTGGAGGAAGCTATTCCAGCTGATGTTAAAGCTGCGCCGAACATGTCTGGTATTAAATATGTTAAACACGCTTAAATTTGGAGGATAGACGATGAGAACTAATGTAAAATCATATTACGACTTACTTGACTTCGGATTAGGCGGTGCGAGCTTTCAGCAATTTGTTGACAGGTTTTATCAGAAGTATAATGCACCTCAAACTGACGGCTTTCAGTGGGACGACGAAATTCAGTTGGATTTCACCTACGAACAGTTAGAAGCAGACTTGGGCGTTGCTACACTACCTGTTTATACCGATATTGACTCTCCTGGTCTCTATAAGAGCTTCGAATCTTTCAAGATCGGTTCTAACAAGATACCGCCTCAAAAACACGGATTTGCGTTGAATCAAAAGATTCTTCGTGAAAGAATGATTTTGGCGCAGAAATATGGAGAAGCCGCATTGACAAGCGAAACGCAAGACGCATTACTTAGCTTACAGTTTGATTCTATTGACAAACTGATAGCAGGTAATTACAATGGACTTACCCATCAACGTATGCGTATCGTTTCTACAGGTCAGTTTACCATTGACGCCAACAACAACCCTCAAGGTATTAAGGGTGTTACGTTTGACTTTGGTATTCCTGCCGGTAACAAGGAGGCTTTGTCTGGCGAAAATCGTTGGTGGAAAACAGACGAACACATCTTGGCCAATGAAGGCGCTACTTCTGACCCTATCAAGTATCTGAAGGATAAATACAAATGGGCTAAGAAAAACGGCTATCCTATGGGTCATTTCGAAATGTCGCAAGACTTGTTCGATGACCTGTTGGGACACAGCAAGGTTCTTACCCGTATCGGACAGATGATGTTCCCGAATGCGGGCTCAGATGCTTTGAGCTATGCACAAAACTTGTCTGACGATGCAATTGCGGCCGCCATCACTCGCTTGGTAGGGTGTCCTATCATACCGAGAGATTCTAAGGCAATGGTTGACAAGTACGATCCTGCAACAAGGTCTCTTAAAAAAGACTGGGTTGAAAACTTCAACCTTCTCAATGTTGCATACGTGCCTGACGGACAGCTTGGGACTATAAAGACTGCACAACACGTACTAACGGGTGATCCAACTGTACGTACCGCATTCTTCGATGGAGGCAGAACACTTATCACGCAACGTTTCGAATCTCAAACTAAGAGCGTTTACGTTGAGAGCGAAATCTATGCGCTTTGTGTTCCTCAAGTGGCAAGATATATGTGTGTTTACACTGTAACCGCATAAACATGGCAACTACTCAATATACTACCAGCACTATCCCCGTAGAAGCATATCTGCGGGGGTGTGTTGGATACACTGTATCGGACGAAGCCTTGTTGTCGATCTTCATAAAGAGAGGCGTAGAGATTGGTACACCAGCTATGTCCCTTACTACGAAAGTACTTGAGTTATGCAAAGCAGACCTATATGTATATTGTGCCTCCTTGCCAAACACTTCTGCTACGGTAGAAGATGCGGATGCAGGATGGAAACATAGAGAGGGCGGCATACAAAAGGGAGTTTCGGACAACGGAAGATTGATGCAGATGGCTAATTACATTTACAGTAAGTATGGAGAGGCCACGACTAAATCCACTATTAAAATGAATCCTTTAGGCATGAAGTTCCATGTATAACCCAAGATTTCCTCATACGTGCAAGGTCTATAGAATGACCGATCCAACCCCGTTCAGTCAGGGTACGGAAGAAGTAGTGTATGAAGGAGAATGCAGGAAATACACGAAATACACGAACACTTTACGCTTTAATGAGGTCGTCATTTCAAAGTACGGATTATCGATACCTGGAACTCTACCCATTAAGGTAGGTGATCTTTTGACTGTAACTGATGTAACAGGGACATTTGATGGTTCTGTGGTAGAAGTCAGTGCGGGTAATTTGGGGACTACCGTATTTTTTAACGCAACTGGTCAATGAACAACGAAGCAGCATTGGATAAAGGTCTTGAAAAAGCAAGAAAGATAGCTTTCGAGCATATACAGAAGTGCCTTGAAGATGCATGCGACGAACTTGTCAGACATGCGCAACAAAATTACAAATCACCGATAGGATCATTTACGGGTAATACCATAACCAGCTATTCGGTAGGCTTATATATTAACGGTACGTTTGTATATTACTACCAAGACGACGGAATAAAGCCGCCAGTTAGAGGTAAGCTTACCAAAAAAGAAGGCAGGGTAGAGTTATCACCAGACTGGGATGGCAGAACAAGAAGTTATTACGCAAAAGTGGATACCGACGGAGGATATGGTAAAGACTCTGCGCTTGACTTCTTGAACAGCTATAAATCAAGGACGAAAGGAGTTGAGATAGTCATGTGTTCGGGGACTGAATATTCATCTTACATTCAAGATGTGATGAAAGGTAATGTACTCGAAAAGACTAAGGCCGAAGCTCCTTCGATTTTAATGTCGAACATGAAACCGATGAAATAATGGCAAAAGCATTTCCGAGAAGAGACATTCTGTTTTCGCTATATACCAGGCTATCAGCGATAGGTAAGGTATATATCCCTAACAGGCCTACGTCTAATCCTGACGCAGAAACGAGTTTCATGGTGATCGACATACCAGGAACGATGAGTGACAGAAATGCCTATCAAGAAGCATCTTTACGCATAGACTTGTTTAAGAAAGACTTTGCAGGAGGAGTTGAAGATGTTGAAGGGTTAGACAATCTATACAAATTGGTCATAGCATTATTCCCGATAGTTACCGATGATTTTACGGCCATTTCTCCGAGACTTGTCTCTGGCGGTAGCGACGACAAAGGATTTCATTACTTAATGATTTACGCAGATATTTTAACAAAATAATTTACAATTATGGCAGAAATTACAATTACAAAAAAAGTCGCCGATTTACAGGCGGTTTTCGACAAAGTCAAGAGGGTATTTTACAATACCGCAGCCAATCTCGATCTTGCTACTCTTGCAACGATTGATTATGAACTCCCAGTTATTGAGGACAGTTTCAATTTCGATATTGGTGCAGCAAGCATCTCTACCGTTAAGCTGACTACGGGTCAGAAATGGGCGAGCTATGTTACAGCAGGCGATCCTGATGTTTCTATGCAGGTTGCATCGGTTGATGAAGACATTGCAGGGCTATTTATGACATCTAAGGGTACGGCCGTTTCAAGTGGCACTAATACCTTAGGAGGATTATCGCTTTCAGGACAAGGATATTCAACCGAAACCAAAAAAGTAACAGGATCGCTTATTCTTGCATCGGAGGATGGTACAAGATTGGTAGCACTCCCGAATGTGGAGATGTTCGCTAATCCTGTTATTGCTTCTGGCACTCCTGCTTACTTTAATGTTCAGATATTCCCGAAACCTAATCAGGACGGAGCTGACATTATCCTTTTGGCTGGGGCTTAAACAAAACTTGGGTTAATAATTAAGAGGGTGGTGGGAAAATCCACCGCCCTTTTTTAAAATATGATTATGGCAACTGTAAAACAACCATCTAAAGAAGCACAAGACGAATTAAACTCTATCATAGAGAATCTACCCGATTACGCCAAGATACGAAATAAGACGTATAAGATCAAATGGCTTCACGCAGGGACGGTAAGAAAGATCAATCAGATCATCCTTAAAGAAGGCAACGATGCGGTAGCCAATTATCAGACTGCTGCATGTATCATTCTTAACGGTTTCTTGAAGATCAAGTTCTTCTACCCGTTCTTGTGGAGATGGTTTTATTACGTAAAACAGTACTCCGAAGCCGATTTAACGGAGGTATTGGCTATCGGTAAAAAAAAAATACCGCTGCAATCGTACTTCGTGAATACCATATTGATGACCGATATGATGGATACGATGATGATGATGAACAAGAAAGAAGTGTCTTCTATCCGTCAAGGACAAGATACGGTGCAGCGTGGGATTACTTAAAAGATTACAGTTGGATGATGCAGCCGAAAATAATATTATTCTGTAAGATCCCGATGTATCATTATTACTGGACAATGACAAACGCTCAACTTGAGTTAATCATAAGCGACAAGCCTGTATCATACATCAAGCCAGAAAAGAAGAAATTCGGCAAGCCGTCAGCTGATAGGATAAATCGTTCGATCGAAAATTACAAAAACCGTAATAAGAAATAGTCATGGCAAAACTCGGATCGTTATATTTCTCTATCCTGTACAAGGATGATCCAAAACAGTTGGAGGCAATAAAAAAGAGGGCGCTCAAGCAACTTAAAAGTCTTGAGGTTAAGTTGAATATGAGTGGCACAACCTCTACAGCTAAAAGAAGCAACGCAGGCACTAAGGCTACACAAGAAGAAATAGGTTACATCGAACAACTTATTCAACGGACGAAAGAATTAGAACAACAATACAGAAAATTACCCAAATCGGCCGACGCCACCGAGACTATCCAAGAATTTGCCAAAATCAAGAAAGAATTGGATGAGGGTGGCAAAAGCCTTGTTGATGCGTCTAAAAAACAGAACTTGGCCGAAGGCAGTATCCTTTCTTATCGATCCGAATTATCCAAGTTAATCTACGAATACGATAGATTAAGCGCAGCAGAAAGGGAGGCAGCCGCAGGTAAAGAGCTGCTTAAAAACATACAGCAAACAACCATAAAATTAAATGAGGCCGAACAAGCCTCAATGCGTTATCAGCGAAATGTCGGTAATTATAAGTCTGGTTTTAACGGCCTCACGTTTCAGGTACAACAATTAGCACGAGAGCTGCCGTCTATTGCTTATGGGGCTAATATATTCTTTGCCGC